CCTGCACACGGGGCTCGCTTCCGAATTTGACTTCGGCCAGTCCCTCCAGCGCGCGGGCCTCGTTAGGTGCGTAGATGCCGCCCTGGACGCCGCGCGCGAGCGCCTCGATGCGATCCTTCATCGCCGATCGCAGCAACGCACCGGTGTCGAACTCGACGTACTCGTCGGGTTGGCCCTTGAGACCAAACAAAACCCCGAAGGCTTCCTCGATGTGATTGAGACAAAACCCGAGCCCGGTCGCGATCCAGAACTGCATCATGGCTTCGGTCGACGCGAAGGATTGGCCGCCGAGGCCGAGGATTTGCAGCGGGACGCGGAACGCGAGCGCGATGTGCTCTTCGGAAATCTTCAGCATCTCGGCGAGCTGCGCGTCCTTGGCGCCGACCGACCAGGGATTGACCTTCAGTCCGGCGGTCAGGATCGGCGTCTTGCCGGCGGAGAGGCCCTTCGATTGCTCGTCCCATCGGTCGCGCAGCGCCTGGACCTGATCTTTGTCCAAGACGAGGTCGGTCTGCAGGACCGCGCTCGGTCGCGCCTGATTGACATAGAAATTCAATTGCTGCTGCGAGATCGCCTCGCCGACGCCGACGTCTTCGAGCGCGGCAAGCAGCGGGGTCTGGCCCCACAGCGGGAACGGATAGCGCCGCGTCCTGTCCGCGTGCAGCCGGACGTGCAGGACGTCGCGAGCGGGAACGACCAACGGCTGCTCGTCGAGCCGACGCTCGATGACCTGATTGCCGTAGAGCCGATAGAAGATTTCGCCGTCGACGGCAAGCTGCGGCCGCGACAGCCGCGAGTCCATCAAATGGAGCTGGTTGATCTCGAAGCGGTCGTTGCGCAAGGCGAGCGCGTAGGCGTTGCCGTCGAGATAGAGCTGGCGCGTCGCGTTCAAAAGGAAGTCCGAGATCGACTGATAGTCGTTCGGCTGCTTGAGGACGCGCGAGAGCGCCGAGGTCGTCACCCGGTCGCGTCCGTTCTCGTCGTTGAGCCGCCAATGCGCGCCGGGGCACATCGCCACGGTCTGCGAGTAGGCCGAGACGCAGGCCTCGACCACGGCAGAGCGCGTGCCCAGAGGCAGGACGTTCTGGCCGAGCTGCCAGAAATTAGTGCTCGCTCCTTCCGGCAGCCATCCGCCGCTGTAGGGGAGATAGTACGGGCCCGGGCGGAATTCGCCCTCGACCGCGCGGAGCACAGTCCGCAGCGTGCGAACGACGAGATCGCGCGGGCCCATTCACGTCTCAGCTCGACGCGTGCGACGAGGCGTGCCGCGGCGTTGCCTGCCGCGTCTGATAGCCGCCGCCGCTCGGCTTCGCCGCCTCGCTCTGCTTGGTCTGGAACGGGTCGGGGTCCGCACCGTCGGGCTCGTGCTCGTGGAAGTGCGCGCCGAGCGCGGCGAGATCGTTCTCCTGCTGCGTCGGCGTCGGCTTCCCCCTCATGCGCGCGGCATACTCGTCTTTCGATTTGTTGGTCAGTTGCTGCTCTTGAGCGAGCTGCTTCTGAGCCGCTTCCATTTCGGCATCTGCCATGATCGTCTCCTTGGTTTGCTTGGTCGCGCGATTACGACCAAGTGGTGCTGCTCATCCAGGCGATTGTGCCGGCGCGGCGCTGCAGCCAATTGAGCGGCATGACCATTCGAATCGCGAGGCTATCCGTCTGGAACAGCGACTTCTGTGGAGCAGCAACAACAGACGGCGAGCCGCTGACCAGATCGAGCGGCGAGGTGTCCTCGAGGTGCAGAGTGGCTTGGTCCGAAATTTCGATGCGCGGAGCTTCGCCACCTACAACAACGAAGTCGGCGGCGTCGACGAGCACCATCTGGTGCGTCGGCATCGTCACCGACTTGATGTAGGGGATGCTGCCCAGCGTCCCGGCCTTGATCTCGTCGCGGAACGGGAAGATGCCGGTGTTCGCCGCGCTGGTAAGCGAGGCGGCGATGAGGTCGCCCGGATTGACCAGCCACACCGGGCTGCGGACATTGCCGTAGGTCCCGGCCACGAGCCCCTGCGTCAGCAGTTTGAGATCGCCGGTCAAGGCCGCGAGGCCGCCGCCCGCGGTCGGGGTGAGCCCGGCGACACCGTTGAGCAAGCCCGCCGGCCGGATCGTGGTCGCCGGGTTGGCGTCGGTGAGGACCGTGTCGATCGCCACCGCGGTGTCGACTTGCAACGCCTCGCGCAGCAGACCCTCGATCGCGGGAATGCTGTGGTCGGACATCTCCCTGGTGTAGGTCGAGATCACGGCCACTTTCTTCGGCGTCAGGGTTTGAGACGCGAACGCGCCCTGGCGGACCGGGATCGCCATGCCTTCACCAACGAACGAGCCGGCGAGCGTCGGCGTTCGTTGACGAGTAGGAATGATGATGCGCCCGGCGTTGCCGAAGCTCAGCGCGATGCCTCTGGAGGCGAGCCCAGGCAGCAAACTGTCGGGCATCAGGAGCTGCATGAAATCCGTGTAGATCTGATGGACGAGCTCGGCCGCCCAGCCCGTGACGGTCGTCATCGCCGGCGCGGACGCCGCGCGAAGAATCAGATCGCAGGCCTCTCGGGTCGGCTCGTCGTCGCCGTAGATTTTCTGGCGCACGTCGCCCATCAGGCGGCCAGTCGTCTTCGTGAAGTAGGCGACCGTCGCCGCGCGCACGAGGTAGCCGAGGGCATCAAGCTCTTTCTTGTCGCGCTGCCTCGGCGTGAACGACGTGCTGCCGTTGAGATGCTCGCGAGCGCCGTTGGTCACCAGCGCGCGGCTGTTGCCGTTGCCGTTGTCGGCGGTCTGCCCGAGCGCCTTCTCCGAATCGACCAGCGCGTTGCGCGTGCTTTCGAGCTGCGCGATCGTGGCATTGAAATCGCGCGTCTTCTGCAGATCGGCGTCGCTGACGTTGGAGTCATCTTGATTGTCGAGATGTTCCTGCAAGGCGTCGCGCGTCTCGACGAGCTGCGCCTCTAGTTTAATAATCCTTTGAGCGAGCGACATAGCGCTGCCCTTTCCGTTTCGAGAAGTTTCGGCGTGCTTGCCAGCGAACCCGCGTCGCGCGATCCGGCCTCTGTTGCCTTGCTTGGCGAAGACCAGATCGAGCGTCTGCGGGGAAATCTTCAGCGACTTGGCGACTGCCAGCGCGTTCGGGTTGGCGGGAACCGAGACGAGCGAGGTCTCGACCAGCTCCTGCTTGATGAAGCGATAGCCGGCCCATCGGCCGCTCTCGTCCTTGCGGTCTTCGCTCTCGATTTCTCGAAAGCCGACGCTGACCGCCTTGAGAATCCCGGCCTCGACCAGCGCGCGGATTTCGTCGACGCGCGGCGAGATGCCTTTCGGCGCGAGCACCAGATGGCCGCGCAGAGCGCGATCTTGGACGCGCAAGTTGCGCCAGGTTCCGATGACCGCGTTCGGGGAATGATTAAAGAGCGCGATCGGGTTCTTGTTGAACGACTGAAGGTCCCAGCCGTCGGCCGAAATGATGTCGCCCATCCTGTCGATCGACTCGTCCGAGAGCGTGAATTCGAGGCCGTGCACCTCCTCGGCGTGGGTCTTGTGAACGACGCTGCCCTTCGCGCCGTGCACCGCGCGGGATTCCTCCCAGGCGATCTGGCAGGCTTCCTCGGCGGCCTCGTCGCCGACGTCGCCGCCGTCGGTCAGCTCCTCGACGCAGCGATCGATGTAATCGTCGCGAGACTCGTCGTCGTCGGGATCGGGCGGATCGAGATCGTCGCCGAAGTCTTGTCGCTGCTCGCCCGCGCCCCTGCCGCCGTCTTCGGCTTTGCCGCCGGTTTGATTCGCGTCCTGCCACATCTGCATGCAGGCAGCGACGGCCTGCTCTTGCGGGCGTTTGGTGCCGCCGGACTCGCCCATCATCTCGGGCACGCAGCGGGCCATCCAATCCTCTTGCTTTTCGTCCTTGCCGGGATGAATTGGCATGGCGACCTCCTCACATTCTGCGAAATGCCAGCCACGTGTTCGGCACCGTCTCGATCGGCCAGCCTTGCGCGCGCAGCCGGTCGAGCACGCGCCTCACTTCGACCGCGTCGTTGGTCGCGTCGTGCCAGATGATGATTCCGCCCGGCCGCACGACCGCCTCGGCGAGGTCGCTGTCGTGCGCTACCGCTTCCTCGGA